GCTGAAAAAGATGTAGAACAAGAAACAATCGATGGAAAAGTTATCAAAGATAAAGCTCCATTATTAGATGAATTTGGTCAACCTATTTATGAGGATGATTTGCAAGATGAAAGGAATTTAGAAAATGAAAACAGTAAATAAAGAACAGATTGAACAATTTAATGAAAAGTTTTATGTAGAAAATCATACTGATTCATATACTGTTAAAGAAATGGAGGGGATAAGAGAAAAGCTTAAACAAGTTGGGCTTACTCTTACTCAAGCTGATTTTGGAAAAGATATATTTTATATTGCTGATAATGGATATTTATGCACGACTTATCATAGTGATGTTAAAAATAAAAAAGCAGTATCTATTGAAGATTTATGGGCAGAAATATTTGAAGTAAGTCCATCACTAGAAATTGAAAAAATTAGCATTGCTCATAATTTTCAAGTTGGAAAAGATAGAATCATTTTAAGATATAATGAAAAAGATCCTGGAGATTTTATAGTTTGTAAAAATCATTCAAGTGGTATGGTCCAGCTAACAGCACAAGATTTAGAAATATTTAATAATATTGTTGAACAAGTATTTCCTAAACCTGAAATAACAGAAACAGAAGTTAGAAAACTTATGGAAAAGTTTGGAATTAAAGAAGAAGAAAAAGATGAATTATCAATATTAGATGAAATTACAAAGGAATAGAAATATGAATAAATTTGAAAAAGTTTTTAAACAAAAAGAAAAGAATAAAACAGCTTCAATGGTAGCTCGTGAAATTTCTAAAAAAACAAGAGATCCTTATAGAAATATCCAAAACTATTTAAATAGGTATCTCCGAAAAGCCCCTGAAAAACCTGTAAAATGGGTAATTATTTTTGCAGATTATTGGAAAGTGGATATGGAAAAATTAATAGAAAGGAAAAAATAATGGCAAATTATAATTTAGAAGAATTAAAAGATTTTTCTCAAAGCCCATCAGAAGTTGTTCTTGCAGATATTGAAGATGTTATAGAACAACTTGCAGATGATTGTCTTGATTATTTAAGAAAAAATGAGGAACTACAAACAGAAGTTGAAGAAAAACAGGAAAAAATCGAAGAACTAGAAAAACAAATTGAAGAAATGGAGAATGATAATGACTAAAGAAAAATTTATTATTGAAATGGAGTTTGGATCTAAAACACAAGAAGAAATATTTAAAACTCAACTTTTCAACTGGGCAAAAGCTCAACAGTCTGTAATGGCAGTTAGCCATAAAAAGAACTCTTTAAAAGTATTTCGTGATGAAATGAAAGAAATCAATCTTGAAACAGAGGGTTTTTAAATGGGTGATATTGCTGAAATGATGTTAGATGGAACTCTCTGCGAAAGTTGTGGAGAGTTTATCGGAGAACCTGTAGGCTATCCTCAATATTGTGATAGTTGTGGAGATCCTAACGAAGATTATTATCAAAAACAAAAGAGAATTATTAAACAAAGAAAAAGAAAGGCTAAAAATAGAAAAATGAAGAAAACAGAAAATAAGGCTATTAAAAATGTTGAAACTACTGAAATTATGACTGAAATAAAGCAAGTAGAAAAGAAGTTTAAGCAAATGAAAGCAAGAGCTAATGAATTATGCCAACAAGGCAATCATAAGGAAGCTAAAGACCTTTTAAAGAAAATGAAAAGGATTGTGGAATAATGCCACGATATGACGATAAAGATTTTCCCGGATTCCCTCGATATGTATGTGATAATTGTGGAAAAGGTAAAAGTCGTGCTGATAAAATGGGTGGTGGTTGGATAATCAATAGATTTAAACAGCCAGCACTCGTTTTTTGTAAAAAATCCTGTAAAACAGAATATGAACAGAGAATCGGCAAAAAGCTGTAAAAAACAGTGATTCTCATACATTTTTGCTCAAATTGTATAAAAATAGTTAATTTTTTTGGTCGTTTTTTTGCTAAGTGGTTGAACTATAAACAATATAAATGTCTAAGAAACCGTCTAAAGTTGGACAAAACTGGTATAATATGATATAATATATATATGGAAAGGGAAAAAAAGGAAACCCTAACCAGAAAACAAAAATAAGGAGGTTTATTATGGTTGAATCAATTAAAATGTTAGAGGATTTATATAATACTCACAAAATTACTTATTATGAATTTATGCACGGTATTAAATTAGCTTTGCAAAATAAACTTTAAAACAAGCCATTAGGAGGGCAGAACAATGAAAAACTTTTTAAAATCACTAGCTAGCATCTTAGCGAAAATTGTAAAAACAACTTATAAAGTAACTAAAGTAGCAGTAAAAGGAACATTTAGAACAGCCAGAGGATTAATTGCAGGAGCAAGAGGAGGTAGCGAAACACCATCAAGACAAATATATGATGAAAAGCTTAATAAATGGAGAGATAAAACACCAGCAGAAATGGCAGAAGATAAAAAAGGTATATGGAGAAAAGCTTGGGAAGAAGAATATCCACCTGCTGAACCTGAAACAGAAGAAACTGTGGAAGAAGTCCAAGAACCTGAAGAACCTGAAGTTGTTGAACCTGAAGTGAAATCTTTACCAGAACCTAAATCACAGGTAAATGATATAATGTCAAAACTAGATGGAATGAAATCAGCAAATGTAACAGTATCAAAACCAGTATATGCAATCGAGGAAAAAAAGGAGAATAAACAAAAAATGTTACAAATGCCAACTACAGCAATGAAAATATAAAACAATTCAAGCCCTGCTACGGTGGGGCTTGAATATACCAAAAAAGGAGATCAATAAAATGGTAGAAATTAAAAAAATGAAATATAGAAAATATAAATGTTCAAAATGTGGGTATGAAAAAGAAATTCAAACAAATCATACCGATGTTACTATTTCAAGTGGAAGATATAATGTTTGCCCTAAATGTCCACCTTTTAGAAAATATCCTGAATATAATGCTTATACAAGCTGGATTTGTCAGGAGGAGGATTAAAATGTTAACAATTCATAAAACAGAATGGTATAGATTAAGAAGAAATCCTGATGAAAAAGATTTTTCAAAACAAGTGGTTTATACCTTTAAAGATACTAAAAATTGCCACATTGATGATTTTAAAGATGATGAATTAGATTCCATTGAAGTTTTAATTGATTTTTTAATGGAAAAAACAGGAAAAAATAACAAACTATCTTATCAAATTGTTGATGAAGAACTTGGCGAAATTATGGAACTTCGAGATGGAAAGAAATGGAGAAATTAAATGAAACCAGTAGAACAAATTGAACAATTATCAGAATTACTAACAAATGCAGGTATTGAAAATCATATTGATAAAAATGCTCCGTGGTTATTAAGGCTCGATAATATGACAGCAGGATATTATAAAGATCAAGATATCTTTCAAATATTCCATAATAATTTAAATGGCAAAATATGCTGTTTATCTCTAACCGAAACTTATGAAGACATTAAAAGAACGAAAGGATTAAAATAATGGCACATTCAGATTTAGAAAAATTAACAAAACCAACTAGCAAACAGTATGAACTTTTAGATATTATTGGAGTAAATCATAGACCTCATCCATATACGATAACACCTAAACATTGTATAAGTAGATTCATTACAGCAGATACAATCAGAGAAGCTGAAAAACGAGGTGCTAAATGTGGTGTTCAAGGTTGTAATTTACCTTATGATGAACATACTTGTGATACTGTATTATCTTTAAAAATGCTTGTATCTGAAGATGAATTAGATAGAGATGAATTAGGAACATATTTAAAATCTCTTGAAACTCAATTAAAAGAATTAAAAATTGATGGAGTTATATTTGTAGATTATTCAGGAAAGGAGGAAAAATAATGGAATACTTATTTTATTCTGTATGTGTAATATGTGCAACAGCTTTAATATTTATGCTTATTGCTTTAATGTTATACTTAATGAAAAGGAAATAAATTATGTCTAAAAGCTTGGAGAAATCTTATGACAAAATTAAGAAAATATTGGAAGAATTTCCTGAAACAAGGAACAGTGATCCAAAACTTTATGCTCATTTAACAGGTTGCCCTGAAATTGAGGAAATTTTAACAAAAACTAATTATGAAACAGTTCGCAGGACTAGAGCAAAAATATTTGCTGATTGCCCTGAATTAAAACCTGAACAAATTACTGAAAATCGAAAAGATAAAGAAAAGATTTTTAGAGATTTTTTCAAAAGTCAATAAGGAGATCAAATAATGGACTTTAACAATATAAATGATGCTCGAAAAATATTATGTGATTATCATAATGGAGTAACAGGAAGCTTCGCTACAGCACTCTTAAATGCTTGGGGTAAAGCTGATTATAATAACCAATTATATTTATCAATAGGCTTTCCTAGAATGGCACAAGCTATTCGTGAATGGAACGGATGTAATGGCAATCAAGATTTTTATAATAAATATATTAGAGCAGATGTAGAATGTTCTGATGGAACTCAAATCCATATTAAAACAGAGGAGGATAAATAAATGAGTTATTTTGAAGATTGCCTTGATGGTGCTTTTGATGGCAATGAAGATTGCATTGAAATGCTTGAAGATCTAGGCGAAGATTTTGGATTTTGTAGAGATATAAATAATGAGGAGGATGAATAATGAAAAAAACAAAAACAAGAGTTCAAACAAAAATGTGTGAATTACACGATCAATTTCTTTCTACTATTGAAGCTGGAGTATCTGGGCAAGATTTAGAAGATATGTATATTGCTGTTGAAGTATTGAAAAAACATCTTCAGTTAGTAATTGAGCAGTTTGATAAGGATGTGCAAGATATGTTTGCTCGAAGAATAGCAGAAAAACTTAAAGAAGTTGATTCTAGTTTTGCAAAAGATGTATCTGTAATGAAATTTGATTCTGTCGAAGAAAAAAACCAGTTTGTAAATAAGCTTAATTCAGTAAATCCAACATCAGATACAAGGCATTAAAATGAATAAATTTTATAATTTTGAGAAAACAACAAAAGAAATAATACAAGTATGGGCTAGTTCTCCGAAAGAAGCTCAAGAACTTGCTGATAAAGGTATTTTTCACGATGGTGGAATCAATAAAAAAACTCTTAAATTAAAATATCTAGGAACAAAATGTCCTTGCTGTAAAAGAATGGATTGTCCTGGTATAACGAAAGGTAAAAAAAATGACAACTCAAACATTAACAATAACAATCGATAGTGATGATAATGAAATGGTCGTTGCAATGGATTTTGTAAAAGAAGCTATCGAGCAAGGTGCAACAAGCGGAATTATTGGATGGTCCAGTGATTCTTGGGAATTAACAACAGAGGAGGATTAAAAAATGGCTAAAAAGAAATATGAAACAGGCGATTATGTAACTCATAATGAACAAACTTGGATTGTTCTTGATAAGGAAAATGGAAATGTAAGGATTGTGCCTATGTTTACTATTGAAGAAGTTGCTGAAACAGAATTAGATAAACAAAATGTGGATGTATAAATACTGGAATGCAATTTTGAATTGGTTAATTGATAAAATCTTTAAATATGATGAATAAGAAAGGAAAGGAAATGGTAGAAGTTAATAAAACGGAGATTATCTCCAAAATAGTTAATAAATTTGGTGGCGATGAAGTCAATTACAGATCATCGACTGCTATTTATGATTTTATTATTATGGAAATCAAAAAGCAATTAGGAATTGATGAGAAATTACCTCCAGTCGAAAGACCTAAAAAGGAAATAGAACATACAGATGGCTATTTCGGATATAAAGATTAGAAAGGAATTATTATGCAAGCTATTTATATTAGAATTTCTGAAGATTTAATTATTTTTAGAAAAAAGGACATAGAAGATGTAAAATTCATAGTTAAAATGGAAACTGGCTATGATTTACTTGAACCAAAAGCAGAAATGGACGAAATAATCGTTTATTCAATAGAAAGGCAAGATTAATGGAATATGTAATCAGAATTAATGGTGCTTCGAATATGGAAGAAATCAAATGTGCTATTCACGATATTGCCAATGATATTGAAGATGGTTGTGATAGTGGTTCGGTTATCGAAGTAAAAGAAGATCCTATTGAGTGGAAAGTTCGAGTGATTTATACTTCTGCAGAAGAAATAAGGACAGCAATGCAAAAAAGGAGAGCTTGGCTTATCAAATATCGTGAATATACTTTGGTTGAAGTGTTAAATGATAGTGAATATAAGAAAATGCAAGCAGAATTAGCTAAATTTACAATGCAGGAGATAAAGAATGATAACGGTTAATATTTTAATCAATGGAAAAGCTTTAATTGCTCGTTCTGCTGTAAACCAGCTAAAAACGGATAAAGATGGATTTGATACCTACAAAACAGATTGTGGGCAGATAATTAAACATAAAAGAAAAGATGGACCAGTTATTTTGGCAAAAAAAATGCTGGACCTTGTAAAAGAAATGAAATAAGGAGAAAAGTAATGAAAGTAGGAGATTATATAATATATACCGATAAAAATAGCAACAGAACAGAATTTGGCAGGATTAAATCGGTAGTTAATGAAGATTTTATCTTTGCTGTATATTCTTGTGCCGGAGAATGGGATAATTTCAAGGATTATACAGGACAGCATACCCCAGTTGAAAATATCAGACTAGCAAATCAGGATGAAATAAATAAATTTTTATCAGAGGAGAAAATAAAATGGAAGTTGAAATAATTGAAACAAAAAAGGGCCATAGAGTTGTAAAGATCAAAACAGTAGATTTAATGAAAGTTTGTTATGGTTCTCTAGGTATATGTGATAGCTGTAATTCAGGGGCTTTGGTTGGGTATTATATCCCAGTATTAAGTAAAAGATGGTATTGTGAGAAGTGTTATAAGAAATGGGTGGAAGAAGCAATTTTCTATCAGGAAGATATCATTTATGAGGAGAGGGAGCTGAAAGCCTTTGTGAGTGAGTGTATTAGGGCAGGTCTTGAAGTTAAATATTCACAGGATTTGAAAGATATGGGAGGAGAATAAAAAAAATGAGCGAAAAAAAAATAAAAAAACTGGATGAAGTGGATAAATTTTGCATTGAAAACGAAGCAAAAACGGTTGGAGCTATCTTAAATATGCTTGTTATGAGGTTAAAAGATATTGAGAAAGCTGAGCCTAACAGGGCTTTAAGCAATACAATTATGGTTTTGGAAAATACTAACCTTAAAAATGAAGTTGCTGGAATGTATGCCTTTGCAGTATTACAACAAACACAAAATAGTGTAACAGATAGGTTTAATGGAGCTGTAGAATTAGATAAATATGATTGGAAAGATGTCTTAAACTATATAAAACGAAATAAAATTATGCAAAAATAGAAAAATGGTCGATACTCACTCGTAGGGAGTTTTAATAAAATGATAATAAAATTACAAAAAGGAAGTTTTGATGGAAGAAAAACATTATTTAGATTATAGTTACCATATGAATTTTGAAGAAGATTATAAAAGATGGGATTTTAGAATTGATTGCAGATTAGATAATGGCTTTCAAGTTGCTACGGTTCAAGGGTTTTTCTTTAATGAACTTTATGAATTACCTGATTATTTATGGGAAGAAGCTTTTGATGAAAATAGTAATGATGGTTATGAATTATTTCACGAATTAGAAGCTGAGGGCTTTATTCCTGAAAAGTTATTATTAATTAAAGCTCTTTGGGTAGATTCAACATTCAGAAATAAAGGAATTGCGACAGATGTCTTAAATCATATGAAAAAAGCATTTGAAAACCATAATCTTTATTTAATGCCAGCACCTATTCAAGATAAAAATATGAATAGAGATGAATTAAGATCCTTTTATGAAAAAAGAGAATTTGAAACAATTAGAAGATATATGAAATGGAGTAAATAAATGGAAACTAAAAACATAGTGGATAAACTCGAAGCCAATAGGTTAAGTATGATGGCAACCTTTTATAAAGTAAAGAGAGCAATGTTATTTGGTTCTTTTCTGTTAATTCTTATGGACTTTGGTTTTCTTTTGTGTGTATATTTGGCTTATAAAGGTGTTACCAATAATGAAAACTGGTTTTGGATCTTATATTATTCCTTTTGGGGTGCTATAAACCTTTTAACAATCAGAGGAACAATGGAATCAGTAAAGGATTTGTGGAAACTACATCAAAGAGTTAAAAGAGATATTGCCGATGTGGAAGTTACAATAAGGGCTGGTAAATTTATGATTAATGCAGATGAAAAAGGAATCGTAGAAGCTTTTAAGGATATGGAGAATAATAATGGCTAAACCAACACTTGAACAAGTTAATAAAGAAATTGCAGAAAAAAACGAAAGATATTTTAATTACATAGTCGGAAATTCCGAGCAACTGGAGCAAGAATGTAGGAAACATTGCAAAAATAAAGACAGTAAATATTGTGAGCATTGTTCACATCGAAGCGATAGAGCTAATTTCTATCACTCTAAATATTAATAATTGACTTTTCTCTTAATAAAGTAAATAATGACATAAAGATTAACCTAAGAAAGGAGTTTTTATGTCAGGAGTATATTATAAAGATGAACCTTGGATACACAAGATACAAAAGGGATTAATACCAGGATACGAGCTTTTAGATAAATTTGGTGGCAATAATATCATTACATCTGGTTCTGCCCCTGAAGATATAACCGAAACAGGTGGTTTATATCAATTCAGTCCATCTTTGCCAATGCCTGTTGCTGATATTATATCAGTAAGTTCAGATGATCCGAATGATAATCAATTAATCGAATATTTTATTTTAAATGAATTGGGATATCCAATAAGAGCAGAAGTCCAGCTTGATGGACAAAATAGAGTTGCTTTACCTGTCGCTGGTTGGAGATTTTGGAGAGGTGGAGTAATATCCGAACAAGGAGATAATCCACAAGGAAACATTTATTTCTATTCAGGAACAGAAAATACTGGTGGTGTGCCATCAGGAGCATCCATTGAAAAAGCTAGAATTGAAGTCGGAAACAACCAAACACAAATGGCTGTTTATACTGTGCCTTTAGGAAAAGTTGCCTTATTACTTCGTGGAGAAGTAGGAATCCAATGGGAGGGTGGTTTATTCTCAGGAAGTCAAGCGGCTAAGTTTAAATATTTCTCTCGAAGATATAAAATGAATTGGAGAGTTAAAAAGACTGTTACAGCATTAACAAGTGGAAATTCAAACTATCAAGACAAAAGAGAAACTGCTGATATTATTCCAGCATTAACAGATATAAGGCTAACTGCTGAAGAGGTATCCGATACAATGGGAGTATTTGGAACTTTTGATATGCTGTTAATTGATGAAAACCAATTTACAGATGAACGACTTGCCGAAATCGGACAACCATTTTCAGTTTAGAAAGGAGATCATATAATGGCTAAACTAAATAATTTACAACAAGCAAAAAACTTTTTCCAACATAATCCAAATGGAAAAGGTATCGTTGTCACTCGAGATAGTGAGGGCAGAAAAGTATTTAATACTGTTAAATCAGTTGCAGGATATAAAGCCCTTTTCTTAAAGGAAAAAACAATCGGTTTAATATTTAAGCCTAAAAGTAAAACAAAAGAGGTAAAGAAAGGAACTATCAAATGGTAAGATTAAAAAACATATCAGAAGCTAAAGAGTTTTTTAAAAAGAATAAAAAAGGAATGGCTTTAATTGAAGATATTAATAATGATGGCAAAAATATACTTCGTTCTGTTACATCGGTTAAAAGAGCAAAAGAAGTATTTAAAAACATCGAAAAAAGAACAAAAAAAGATATGCCTGATGAAGTATTACACGAAAAGAAATAAATACGGAAATAAAAAGGTAAGATTTGAGGGCATTGTTTTTGATAGTAAAAAGGAAGCTCGCAGATATGCAGATTTAAAGCTCTTGCAACAGCAGGGGCTTATTTCTGATTTAGAATTACAGAAAAAGTTTGATTTAATCCCTACAACAAGATATGAGGGTGGTTCATTAAGGAAAATAACATATACTTGTGACTTCTTTTATTATGATAAACAGCGAAAAGAAACGATTGTAGAGGATGTAAAGGGAATAGAAACGGATATATTCAAACTTAAATTAAGGCTATTCCTACAGAAGTATAACTATACTTTTAAGGTCAATTCAAAATATTATAAAATATAAAATATTTGACAACAGATTTTTTTATTGGTAAGTTTTTCATATGTTCAACATAATTAAAGGAGGTCGTTTTATGTGGAAATATGAAACTATTGATATTAAAAAACTTAAAAATTTAAAAGAAAATCCAAGAAACATAACAGAAAAAGACTTTGAAAAGCTAAAGAATAAAATCATTCGCGAGGGCTTTTGGAGAACTTTAACCGTTGATAATGATATGACTGTGCTAGCAGGAAATCAATGTCTAAAGGTTTTAAAGGAATTAGGCTGGAAAGAAGTTGGCTGTAAAGTTGCAGAACATAAATTAACAGATGAAGAAAGAATGCAAATTGTCCACTCTGATAACTTGCATTTAGGAACTTGGGATGAAGAGCTTAGAGCATTACAAATTGAGGAATTTGATTTAGATGTATCATCATTACAAGCTGAAATGGAAATGTTAAATAGAAAAGATATACCTGATGTTAATTTAGAAGATTTAGGAATGCCAGCAATGGATAATGATGGTGCTGAAGCCTATAAACAACTTGTGGTTAATTTTAACACAGCAGAAGATTATCAAGCATTTCAAGAGTTAATCGGTCAAGAGCTAACTGATAAAACAAAATCAATTTATTATCCAAAAATGGAACACGAAAGTCGTGGCTATGCAGACTAAATTTCCTTTATATATCCCATCAAAGGGAAGATGGGAAAGTCGCCTAACTGTAAAGGCATTGGAGCGAATGAAGTGTCCTTATAACATCATTGTTGAAGAACAAGAATATGAGGAATATAAAAAAGTAATCAATCCTAAATATGGTCGTATATTAATTTTAGATCCACAATTTCAAAAAGATTATGATACTTGTATGGATTTGCCTGAGGGTGCTTCTGTTGGAAGTGGTGCAGCAAGAAACTTTGCTTGGGAACACTCAATATCAGAGGGTCATAAATTTCATTGGATAATGGATGATAATATTAGAAACTTTATCCTACATATCGATAATAAAGAGCTTATATTAGAAAATGGAAAAGGTTTTAGATATATTGAGGAATATATACAATGTTTTTCAAATATGGCAATGTGTGGCCCTGAATATGTGATGTTTGTGCCTAGAAAACAAAAGATAAAGCCAGTCACTCAAAATGTCCGTTTATTCTCCTGTAATCTTATCAGAAATAGTGTGCCAATGAGATGGCGAGGTAGATATAATGAGGATATCTGTTTATCACTTGATATGTTAAAAGCTGGATATTGCACTACAAAATTTAATTGTATCCTGCAAGAGAAAATGGCAACTCAAACCGTAAAAGGTGGAAATAATACAGAAATTTATAAAAGTGGAACTCTCGAAAAGAGTAGGTTAATTGTTAAATTGCACCCTGATTGCTGTAAATTAGCTTGGAGATATGGCAGAGAACATCATACTTGCGATTATAACAAAGGAAAATTAAGAGCAAATAAACCTATCCGAAATAATTATGTGCCGGAGAAAATCGAATTTAATATAAAGAAAGGAAAAAAATAATGAAAATAGGAATTATAGGCTGTGGAGTAATTGGAAATGCTTTAAAGGTATGGCTGGAAAACAACACATCACACGAATTAAAAATAAAAGATCCAAAGTTAAATTTAAATGATGATATTACCGATTGTAATATTGTATTTATCCAAATTCATTTATTAACTGGTAAAGATGGCTTGCAAGATTTAACTGTAATGGAACAAATTATTGAAGATTGTCCTGATGTGCCAATATTCATAAGAACAACATTACAGCCAACAGCTTGTGAGTTTTTAAGAATGAAAACAAATAAAGACATAAATCATATGCCTGAATTTTTAAGGGAAAGAAATGCTGTCGAGGACTTTACAAAACAAGATATGATATTTACCAACCATATTGATTTATTAAAGCAGGTATTTCCAAATAAGAAATATGTGGAGATGTCTTCAGAGGAAGCTGAAATGGCTAAATATACTCATAACATTATGGGTGCTCTAAAGGTTATTTATTATAACGGTGTTTATGAATACTGTGAAAAGATGGGATTTAACTTTGAAAAGGTAAGGCAAGGCTCTCTTGTATCTAAATTTATTCACGAAGATTGGACAAATGTGCCTGGATTCGATGGCTTATTTGGATATGGTGGCAAATGTTTTCCAAAAGATGTTAAAGCTTTAATAGGCTCAACAGAGGGAACAAAGTTTAATGAACTTGTAAGAATTATTAACAAGTTGAATTTAGAATACAGAGGAGTGTCTGAAGATGAACAATAGAATTTTAATTGCTGGTGGTGCTGGATTTATTGGCACTCATTTAACAAAGAAATATTTGGATAAAGGTTTTGATGTAATTGTATTGGATAACCTTTCAACAGGCAGAGCAAAAAATCTCGAGCCTTTTTTCTCTTTACCGAACTTTTATTTTTATAAAATGGATATTGAAAACCAACCGAATTTAGAGTTTTTAGGTCCTATCGATTATGTAGTAAATTTAGCTTGTCCTGCTTCTCCTATCCATTATCAAAAGAATCCAGTCAAAACTTTTAGAACTTGTATTATCGGAACAGAGAATCTTTTGAGGTTAGCAAAAACCTTTAATGCTGTATTTCTTCAAGCTTCTACCTCCGAGATTTATGGAGATCCTTTAAAATCTCCACAGAATGAGGAGGATTGGGGAAATGTCAACCCTATTGGTCCACGAAGTTGCTATGATGAGGGAAAAAGGGCAAGTGAAACATTAATTATGGATTATCACAACCAATATCAGGTAAGAACAAAGATAATGAGAATATTTAATACTTATGGCCCTTATATGGATAAAGGCGATGGTCGTGTTGTAAGTAATTTCATTTGTCAAGCTCTCCGTGGAGAGGATTTAACTATTTATGGAGATGGTTCACAAACAAGGAGTTTTCAATATATCGATGATTTAATTAATGCGATTGAAAGGCTTTTAAATACTGATGATGACTTTATTGGTCCAGTAAATTTAGGCAATCCTGATGAGTTTACCATCAAAGAATTAGCAGAAAAAGTATTGCATATTACAGGAAAAGATAATAAGCTTATCTACAAGGATTTACCTCAAGACGATCCGAAGCAAAGAAAACCTGATATTGATTTGGCTAACAGAAAACTAGATTGGCGACCTGTAGTTAAACTTGATGAGGGCTTAGTTAAAACAATCCACTATTTTAAAAAGGAGATTAAAAATGGATAATGAAAACACAAAACCAGTATGGCAATCAAAAACTGTTATTGCTTCTGTAATTGGATTTATTGCAGTTGTTTTAGGATTTTTCGGTTATGACTTTACTGGAGCAGATCAAGCAACTTTATCTGAAGTAATTACAGCAACAATCGCTGGAGTATCTTCTGTTGTTGCAATTTATGGCCGTATTAAAGCTTCAAAGAAAATTAGCAAATAATGGTCGTATTAGATAAAATAATAATTTCAATGGTTATCCTTATTATCTTAGGGGTAGCCATTGCTTTTTATAAGTTAGGGAAATTAACAAATGAAACAGATATTGCTGATAATTCTAATAAGCTTATTAAGTGGTTGCACAAGCTCAAAAACGATAAATGAGATTCCAGTAATAAGATATATTCATTCTCAAGACTGTAATGGAGTAAAAAATCAAGCTTGTTGCACTCTTGAAGCTACAATATGCTATGAAGATAGGTCTTTCATTGACAAATTAACAAAAAAATGTGAAAAACAGCACGAAAAATGTAAAAAGGAGATCATAACAAATGCTGAATAGATATATAATTTATAAAAATGGTGTATGGGGAACTATCAAGAAAAACCTTGAAGAGATCAAAGAATATAGAGAAGCATTGTTAAACAGGCGAAATATAAAGCACATCGCCGAAGAAATGGCTGATATGTATGAAACCACCCAAAGAACTCGTATCGCACTTAGAATTAGCTTATTTACGATCATCCGTATCAGAATTTACAAAAAAATAAGAACAATTTATAGATTTTTAACAGGAAAGGAAAAATAATGAGATATAATTTAATGGAAGTTCAGGCATTTCATATTGCAATAGAGTGTAAAACACAAGAGGAATTAGATCAATTTCAAGATTTTACAAATATTCATAACGATCCTGAATTTGATAATTTCAAAGAGGGAGATTGTTTTTTAACTTATCGTGCATTTAATGGAGATTCTAAAGTCAGAAAAGGAACAAGAGATGGCTTTGAAAAAGATGGCTTTGATGTATTGGAAGCTCAAAAACAATTTGCATTGCCTAGGCTGGCAAGAAGAAATAGACCAGGAGAGAAAATAGCTCTTTTTGATTTTGGACACAATAATGGATAGGAGAAATAATATGAAATATTTCAAAGAAGAAGAATTTAATATGAATGGAGAAATTGTATTCGATAAAATGAATGTGGAATTTCTTGAATTTTTAGATTTTGCTAGAGGTTATATCAAAAAACCTTTTGTTTTGACTTCAACATATCGAAGTGAAGAATATAATAAAATGATTGGCGGTGCAGAAAACTCCCAACATATTCTCGGTCGTGCTAGTGATATTTCTACAAAAGGATGGACTGGAGCAGATAAAGCAAAATTAGTTAAATTAGCCCTTGATAGTGGAATGTCTGTTGGAATTGATAAGAATTTTATTCATATTGATAACAGAATTACAACACAAGTTATTTGGACTTATTAAAATCAAGATATTGACAAACATTAAAAATTAAATATATATTGGAGATACTCCTAATCCTTGTTGGGAGGTAAAATAACACAAGAGAGGTCTATAAATGGCAAAAAGCACATATGAAACAAAAATAAAACCACGATTTAAAGAAATAAGGGAGTGGAAAGCAGAGGGAGATACTGATCTACAACTTGCTAAAAAGCTCGGTATTGGAGAAACAACATTTTATCGACATAAAAAAAATCACGAAGAATTTGATGCATTTCTTTTAGAGTGCGACCAGCAATTAGGAAAAAATATTGAAAATGCTTATTGGAAAAGAGCATTAGGAATGAAAGTTACAACAAAAAAAATAGTTGAAACAGAAATCTTTGATGCAAAAGGCAATCCAAAAGGTAAAAAAAGAGTTACCACAATTAATGAAAAAGAACTTCCACCACACGCTGGATTAACTATGTTTGGCTTAATTAATAAAGTTGGAGAACATTGGAAAAGAAATCCTGAACTATCTATGGGCGAAGAAGCATTAAATAAAATTAATAAATTATTAATGCAAGATGCTAACGAAGCTGAAATTGAAGATGAGGAAGTAGTTATTGATGGGGAGGTTGTTGATGACTAATTTCACAAAAAAACAAAGAATATATATGAGAGAAGCCAATAGCCGTTGGAATTTCAAAGTGGGTGCTGTTCGTAGTGGTAAAACATACCTAGATATTAGAAATACAATTCTCCGTAGAATTATGGCTGGTCGTGGTAAGGCTGGTTTAAATGTTATTTTAGGAGTATCACAAGGAACTATTATCAGAAATATTATTGAACCAATGCAAGAGATCTTTGGAGATAAAATCGTAACAAATATTAATTCTCAAAATATCTGCTATATTGCCGGAGAAAAAGTATATTGTCTTGGTGCTGAAAAAATGTCACAAGTTGCTAAAATTCAAGGTGCTAGTATTAAATATTGTTATGGAGATGAAATCACTCGCTGGAATAGTGAGGTGTTTGATATGTTAAAATCAAGGCTTGATAAGGATTATTCTTTATTTGATGGAACACTCAACCCTGATTCTCCTACTCACTGGCTTTTAAAGTTTTTAAATAATAAAAATTTAGATATTTATCTGCAAAGATACATTATCGATGATAATATCTTTTTGCCTAAATCATTTATTGAAAATCTTAAAGCTGAATATAAAGGCACAGTTTTCTATAATCGTTATATTTTAGGTTTATGGAGTAGAGCAGAGGGGGCTATATATCCAAAGTTTATTGCCAATTTAAAAGAATTTGTTATTGAGAAAGAAGAAGATATTGTTGATGAAGTTGCTTTTTATACTATCGGTGTTGACTTTGGTGGAAATATGTCAGCAACCACCTTTACCTTAACAGGAATTTTAAAAGGATATAAAGGAGTTGTTGTA